AAACATCACCTGTGTTATTTATAGTAACAGAACTTTACATAATAGTCTATGAGTATAAATACTCAGTTTTGTATTGGTAACTGAGGGGACAATACATTACGATCAACAAATTCATCAAAGTTGAAGCGAGCAATGATAGGATGCAACCCAGTTATAGGACGTAAAGCATTGAGCAACTCCTTCTTCTGTCTCCACTGTTGTCTATGTCCATTCTGTGGATGAAGTTTCTTTCTATACTTCTTTCCTCTACTACCAAATAGTATTCCACATGAACCAGGATAATGATTGTATAACTTCTGACCGTTCACTCTATACTCTTCCTTTCTTATCCATCCATCCTCAATAATATTCAGTTCAGTCTGTTCCAACTGTCTTGCTGTGTCGAATGATATCTGATCTCTATTAGTACCAATCAATGAGTACTTCCACCACAAATCACCAAAATTATACATGTCCTGATCTAATACTCTCCATATAGATGCCAGTACGGGACTACAATACTCCTTGAAATTATATCCTAGATCTTTTATTGTCTGTGATATCTCTATCGCTTCGTCAAAAGTACACATAGATGGTAGGAAACTTTCTAGTATCTCCTCATAGTAATTGAACTTCTCACAGTGTCTCATGATAGTGAACCTATGCTCACTCAGATATTCCTTACACTTTTTGACATACTCAGGTGTCATAACATAACAACCATCTAACCATACAGTCTTAGTACCATAAGGGAATACTTTATGAGGATTGATCTTGACATACGCTGACCTTCTCCGGAGACACGGGTGATCACATGGTATCTCTCTGAACTCCCAAGGTCCTTTCTTTTTTATAGTACCATCAGTGAACATAACATACTTGACATCAGGATCATAGTAATGTTCATCAGGTATCTCATCATACCCATTGGTAATACAACTGTATATTATCATCTGTGATGCTTCTCTATCCATTCATACAAGAACTCTTTGTTTCTCCAATGTTTATTATACAGTATATGATTCATACCTATAATATTTTTGACTTGTAGTAACATATCATTCATAGTCTTCCACTGATCTTTTGATCCTATCTGAGGATGCTTCTTTCTTCTACCCACATTACCTTCTCTTCCTCTACCCTTACCATCAACACCTCTAAAGTTTACACCTGACTCCAACCAGTCTATAGTATGCCACTCTAGTCCTGTGATTTGTTTTGCTACCACAAATGCTATCTGATCACACCTTGTAGATATCTGTGATAGTTCCCACCATAGTTCATTGAACTCTATGTCTCCAACAGTGTTCCAGAATGATGCCAAGATAGGATTAGTATACTTTCTAAAGTTGAACCCTATATTATTAGCAGCGTTTGTTATGTTTATTATATCTTCTGTGGTATTGTATGATGCTATGTAACTCTCTGCTATCTCCTCATAGTATGTGAAACTCATGGGGTGCATCATATGTGCTCTAGTATAGTTCTCAAATAATGTCTTGGTATATTGTACATACTCCTCAGTCATAACATAACATCCATCTATCCATACTACCCTATCTCCTTCAGAGAATAGTTTGTGCTGCATTATCTTAGGGTAGAGTGATAGTCTTAGGGGACAAGTATGTGTGATCGGTATATCTCTGAACTCCCATGCTCCTTTGTGATCAATCGATCCATCAGTGTACATGATATACCTAATATCAGGATCATAGTAGTGCTCATCAGGTATCTCATCATATCCATTAGTAATACATGAATAGATTGTTATCTTAGAATCCATTTATTATTACTAGGTTCTTATCATTCTTATTCCAAAACTCTGACCTATCTCCAAACAACCAGTCTCCTGTCTCCTTCATAATAGCAGCACGATATCTCATCTGCATACTAAGTCCTGTTATCTTTGCTAATTTTTCTACTGTCTCTGTAGGATCAATCATTTTCTTACCATATCTACCTCCTTTATTCTTCCACCATGCACCATCAACAGGGTTAGCATCAGACCATCTACCTACACAACTCCTACATTCTTCCCAACCATATGGTTTCTTTGAAACAATATCTGTCTGTAATGCTATTGATAATGACACCTGATCTCTTCTACCACCTCTCATATACCACTTCCACCATAGCAGATTGGGCATCCATGAATCAGAGTTTCTCCATAGAACTGTACCTAATGGTGAGAAAAATTTAGAGAAATCAAAACTAGTTTCTTGTTTTACTTCTTGTGTAAAATTTATTATCTCATATGGATCAACAAATCCTCTATGAATATACTCAGCACACTCCTCAAGATATGAATACTTATGTGGGTGTTGCATTAGGAAGAAGTCATGCTTGTTGAGTATGTCCTCACTCAACTCAAAAAATTTATCATTAATTGTATGTAACTTAGAAGCATCAATGTAAACACTCTTACCATTTATGGGACATAATATTTTTGGGTTGCGTGATAGTCTGACAGGATCATCATGCTCATAATGAATGAGTTTTAGTTCCCAACCCTCTTGCTCTTCTACAGTACCGTCATGGTAACATACAAAATGCTCACCTGATTTATTAGGTGGTAGTTGAAAGTATGCGTTGGTGATTGCTGTATAGTAAATCATATCACTCCAAAGTATTTCATATAGAAATCATGATGCTTATATCTTACATACATTTTCACACTAAGTCCAGTTATCTCAAATAATACTTTCATCAAATTATTTGTACTCAAATATTGATCCATCTCTCCATGCTGTGGATGTTTTCCTACCCTACCTTTCTTATTCATAAAACCAAGTTTGATACCTGAGTCATCTCTCTTGTCATAGAACAATGGTTTTGTACCTGTGAACTGTATGGCAGCATCAAATGGTATGTTGTCACGATTGACTCCTCTTGTTCCCCAGTCATACCATACCTCATCAAACTTTTTGATATCATCAGTAAGTTTCCTCCACAAAATAGTGCACTGTGGACTAGAATAATTTCTAAAAATATACCCTGCTAGTTTTAGATCTTCACACATCTCAACTAGATGCATCTCATCAAAGAAGGCACAAGTATATCCTTCTAACACCTCATCATAGAATGTGAAGTTACCACCATGTTTCAACGCAGAGAATGGAAATGACTTCATACTATTGTCTATGAATTCTTTAGTAAGAATAAAACATCCATCTATCCATACAGTGTATGAATCCTTAGGAAAAAATTCATGTGGGTGTGCCTTGACATAGTATGCAAAGTCTCTTGGATCTTTTATATCAAGATCTAATTCAACATACTGCCATGGTTCTCTGTTTGTTTTTATAGTACCATCATGGAAGCAAACATATCTAACGTTGGGATCATAGTATGACTCCTCCGGAAATATATCATAAGCATTAGTGATGCAGGTGAATACAATCAACTGCCCATCTATTCCTGATCCAGATTCGTATGGTTTAGTATCAGTAGATGCTTTTATAATAAGACTCGATATGTCTGGCGAGTTCCATATGTTATTGAGTTCTTCTTGCAACTCAACAACTGATTTATTAGTTGGCTTAGTAATATTATAAGAATGATTGTATGGTTTTATCCTACCAGTACCAATAAGATCTATGTACTTACGCTTTACATTCTTAGGTGTATTCATTAGCATGGACACACTCTCATACTTCTTATCTGTCTCAACCAAATCTTCAAAGTCTATTCTATCTGCTTTACATACTAAGAACTCAGCAATAGAACTAGATATCTGATCTCTATTGACACCACCCATATACCATTCCCTCCATGTCTTACACCACTCTATAACTTTAGGTGTAAGTCTTCTTAGTATCACACAGTTTATTGTTTGATGATAATCCTTCAATGTATATCCTCTACTCTGCATCAATCTTGCCATCTCTATAATCTCTTCCTTAGTAGAGAAACCATGAGCATGTAACTTGTTGAACTCTGCTAGTAGTGTTCTATTGTATGGATGTTTTGGTAAGCATAGGTCACCCTTATATTTCTTAGCATAATCTATAAGTTCTCTTGTTATATTATACGACCCATCAACCCACACAACATAATCACCTTCATCAAAATATAGATGAGGGCAATGTTTAGGATGATATGATCTTCTAACTGGACACTCTTCCTTCTCATCTAACTCTATGTAAATCCAAGGTTCTTTTGTAGTATCTATACTACCATCATGGAAACAAATATACTTGCAGTCTGGATCATAAAAAACATCAGGTACTTTATCGTACCCGTTAGTAATGCAAGTATAAAAGATCATCCTTTTGCTTGACTCAGTGTCTTCTCTGTTACGTTACCAGGTTCCCTTACAAACCATCCTGTTGCAATATATTTTGACTGTTCTCCTGTTAGAAATGCACCACGATGCATGTGAGTATATGCTGCTGGCCACAGAACTACTGTTCCCTTCTTAGGTTGGAATGATTTTTGTTGATGAAAGAAGTCTGTTGCTCCACCATTCTCATATGGAATATCATTTAGATATATCATCCATGTAAGAACTCTGTCTCTATACAAGAAGTTACCATTCTCACAGTGCCATACATGATACCCTCCACCAGGATCAGTACGTTGTAACTTACATGTCCATGATGACACAGGATCAGATGCATCTACTAGACCTGTATACTTCTTTACATACGTTTCAAATGCCATACCTACAGACTGATTTACTTGCATAGTCATAGTCTGATCACATATCTCTAGGTATAGTTGATGATCTTTTCTACCCATGGCACCCTGCGGAAACTGAGTCTTACCATTATTGAAATGATCTAGTGTAAACATATTACCTTCTAGTTGAGTCACATCATGTGTTGATGGTTCATTCTTGAAATACTTTTTGGTGTACCAGAACTCAAACATATCTACAAGTGAGTCACAAAACTCCCACTTGACAAAGTTTTCAAAGACACCTATAGCACCATAGTCTTGCATCTCTGTGAAATCTGGTTGTGCAGCAGCAGTGTTACCCACTCCAACATTTGTTGTGTCAATCTCGTTCATTGTTCTTTCAATTGGTTTAGATATACTGAGGGTGGAACTCTACCCACATACTCATCGAGTTCCATGATCTCATCAATAGTGTGATCCACTGCTTGGTATTCCCAGAACTCACTTAGTGCATTCTTACTCCCTTTGTGGAAAATGTCAATATGTTCTTCATGAATTGAAGAACCCATGTCAGTTCTGTAATTGAATAGTGGTGTAGAATATGACTTACCACTATCAAGTATTAGATCTTCGGAGACTGCCCTCGGTCTGATGTTTTGGTCGAGTTTCCATTGCGTCTTTCTTTGGTGTAAACGGATGCACTTAGTTGCATGATGACGAGTAATAAGGTAGCAAGCAGCAGAAAAGTCATTGATAAATCTATGGTGTAATTTCAATGTTATACCATTAGGATTTATAATAGTAAGTTGCAGACAATCAAAGTTTATTGGCACACGCTTACGAACTTCTTTCCATGTGAAAGTCCAACTGGTAACAGGAGATAGATCTACATCATCTTCCATGATGATTATCTCATCTAGGTCTGTCTCTTCTACAAAATATTTTAGTGCGTTTAGATGTGACATAACACATGCTATCTCACCCTTGTTCATGTTATGTGGTAGAGTTCCCTTCAAAAATTCTTCATACTCGTCACCATCAACACCAGAAATTCTATGGTGGTTTTCTATCCCCCAATAGGATAGTTGTTCCTCCATATATTTTTTTCTTTCTGTGACTCGATCAAGGTTGATCCATAATACATGAGGGAATCCCTCAAGTTTCTTTATTGCTTTATTCTTTTCCGGCATCCTTGACACCATCCTTCACACCCCTGACTGTCATGTAGTCAGGGTTTGCATAATATTCAACGAGTTGTTTACGTGTCTTTGATTTTAGTTTTTCCCATAACGATCTGTTCTCTTCAATGTGTGGGTTGTTGAACCATGAGTTTGGAGTACGTTTGTGCTCCATGTGGAAGACTAAATCATTCAGTCTCAATACACTAGAACAACTATTGAATCTATGATACCTCTCATCATCTTCATAACCGTATGCTATAAACCCTTCGTTCTCTCCACCTAGTTTGATGTATTCTTTCGTGTCAAAGAACTGACAGAAACCAAACTTAGCATCATACTTGTTTCCTTTTTGTTGGAACGCTCCAAAGTTGAAATTAGAATTGATAAAACGAGTAACATCATTGTCATTAATAAACAGTTGGTATTGGAAGTCACCGAAACCATATGGATATACCACTTTGATTTCTTCTGGTGGTTTCTCTGGATCAGGTTGATAACCTTGTAGTATAGTATTCTGTGCCAAGATGTAGGAGTTCATCGGGAGGAGGATGTCTGCATCATAGTTACATACCACAGGTGTCTCAACTAGCATCAACATATCGTTGATCAGTTTGGTACGATGGAATACTTTGTCTTCTGCTTTCTCAAATATATGATGTATGTTCTCTAATTGCTTCAAGGATAGTATCTCTTCAAGCATAGGTACAACCTGCTTTATGAATACAGATTCATAGTCATGTTCCTTTATAATAACTTGAGTGTCAAAATTTCTCAGAAGATATATTAGAGACGTTGTAATATTTCTCATCCTATCAGGAGACTCTATCCTGAGTGGAATGATAAAGGTTGTCTTGGTAAGATCCCAAGAGTTTATCGGTTGTATTTGTAAGTTTTCATACGATCCGAGGTCGGGTATTTCAATACCTTCTTGAACCACTACTTCAGCCATGTTTTAGTACCTCCCAGTTACTACAGTATAAATCAGATGTGTTATGGTTCTTAGTATAACCTGTTCCGAACCATTTGTCAGGTGCTATTATCCTTTTGTGAGGATTCTCGCTCAACCATGACCCCCACCATGAGAATGATGAGTTCGCAATAATAAAATCAGAACACATAGACATCATGCACAGGTCTGCAACATTATCTCCACCTTCTGAGATAAGGAACCTGTCATCAGTGAACTGAGTAGAACACCATTCAGGATCGTCAGAAAAAATAATAACAGTCCGCTTATCATCAAACTGTGAGATGGCAAGATCATAGTATCCTTTTGGACAAGGTGGATGGTTAGCTGCGTTCTCTATATAGTCACCTCTACGGACGTGTAATGCTATAGCATTAGGTACGGTATCCATCATCTCTTTACATGCTTTCACTACATCATTCTTGAATGCAAAGTCTTCTCTGATCTCCTTTTCTATATGCTTGAAGTACTTCTCTGATTGAAGATATGCATATACATTATGTCCATCAGGTATGGTATTGAATAGTGTTGAGTCATAATGAAAATATTGTTCTCCCACATAAGGACCTGGCACCTCACAAATGTTAGTTAGTCCTACTAACTTGAATGCTTCAAATAATTGATGGTCATGCCATTCATCTTTAAAGTTACTAGGAGGTATGGCAAACTCAAACCCACGGTTAGCAGCAATACCTCTGAGTCCTGCATACTGGAACATTTGATTACCCAGTCTACCATGTCTTCCTAGATGGTTGAATCCTATCATGAATGTTTCTCCTTTAGATATTCAATCTCCTTGGGTAAAAGAGATTCATATTGACGTTGTGTTTGGTTGGGGTGTTCCCTGTTAGAGATATGATAATGCTCTAAGATCTTAGGTTGTCCATGATCTTTGTACAGTCTATAGTACATGTCACAGTCCATCAACATAACTAAGTCCTCATCAAAGAGCATGTCAATTCCATTCCTTAGTGCAAGGATAGATGGTGAACTCAAAGTGTTCACACCTTCGAGTAATTTATCATTGTAGAAAGGTATCTTAGGATTGTAATGTGTCTTACCCTCATCAATAGAATGAGCATATCCTGTGACTGCCCATTGATAAGGTGTGTTATCAAATGCTTGTATCAATTCTTGATTCAATGTTCTTGTTAAGATAAAGTCATCAGAAAATAATACCTTTAGTATATCACCGTCCGCATGACGTAATGCGTTGTTAGTATTAGCAGAGATGTTACCTCTCATCTTATCGTTAGGTACATACTTTATGTCTAACACATCTGCATAGTCCTCACATGCAGCATATACTTTCTTTGACTTACTATGGTCTGATATCCACACATCAAATCTCTGATCAGTTTGTGCTTCCAGAGCATGGAATATATCAAACAAATACATCTGGCACTTTGCATTGCCATCATGTGTGGGTATACAATAACTTACCTTCACTTGTTGACCTCCTTGACGATTTTACTGGTGAGTCTTGGTACCACATCATTATCACTATGGTATTTCTTTGCTCTCTCATAGTTTTCCTCTATAGCATCTAGTCTTACATCATACTTACTTGCATCTAGATTTGATAATATAATATCTAACTCATGCATATCTTTGAATGTTATTATACCATTAGTATTGAACCACTTACTTATGTTAGGACAACCAAAGTATATTGGTACAGTTTTAGATGCAAAACAATCTATAATTTTCTCTGTAAAATAATTCTTCTGTCGTGAGTTCTCTACAGCGATATGGAACTTAGCAGTCTCAAAGAAATCATTCCTTCTCTCATGAAATGGTGGTGACTTATGTGAATAGAATTGTAGACCATTAGATACATCTATATCTTTCAGAAGTTCATAGATTTCTAAGCGTAACTTATGTCCTGATGTCTGATACTTCTCGCTAGTGACAAACGTGACGTTGTTACCTTTGTTTAGTTTTAAATCCTTGAAGTCTAACCAACTACTACCCCATTCAAATAGTTCTGCTTGTGGATAAGTATCCAATATTTTCTGAGTAAATGTGTATATCTTATCAAACTTACTTGCACCACGAAGTGCTCCCTCTGTGATAGTAGGGAGGATAGAATATGGTTCTGCTAAGAATAATATCTTATAGTCTGCTCTCTCATCACAATCTAAATTATCGATTGAGATACTTACATTCTTGTTGAGGTCAAGTCCTCTGTCACCCCACGGATTCCACCATAGTGGATAGAATTTTGTCATCGTATTTCTTGGAAATGATAATGGAAACCAAAGGTTTCTTCTTCACTGTCAGGTAGAGTATCTTCTCTAGAAAATTTACTCGCCACCTCGACGGGAGCATACACACATCCATGTGCCTCGAAGATGTGTCTGTTGTGAACGCATATGTTCCCGTCCTCATTATATAGTCCGGCATTCATGTGCTTATAAAACGTTCCTTGGTTTACTTCCCAAGGGACGGTGACTTTACTGGGGACTTCGAGAAGACGCTTGGAGCGTAAGGAAAATCCGCCATTTCCGACACGCTGGTTTCTTCCCCACGGATCGAGGAAGGCTGTTGGGTCATCTCTCCACGGTGCACCGATATAGTCGTAATTAAGATACTTATTATCCCATAACTGAGGACGAATAACGTAGCCGTCTGGATGTATGAGAAGGCAGTGCGAGGTCCTGACGTGATTAGTAAGATTGTAAATACAATAAAAATTAAAGTCATTTATACTTTCGATTGGATATGTCTCTTCATATTCTACTTGATCACAGAGTCCTTCGGGTTTCTTACTACCAAGAAACTTTGCACGACCCCATGTAATCTCTTCGCATGATTTATTTATTGCGTACACTGCATCTGGAATGTCTAAATCCGCCAGTATAATCAGTGTGACGTCAGGAATTTTTAGCATGTTTGACTGCACGATTGAAGACACTGTATAAGTGTAGCAGATTTATGTCTAGATTTTTAGATTTTGCATACAAATCTTCATTTTCAAACAAAAGAGTCTTGTTTATATTGGTATAATCATCTACCCATAGTATAGGAAAGTCTTTATACAACCTCTGCAGGTATGCATTATTCTGCATGATAGGAACACGCTTTAGATATAGTACCTCCCAGTTCCTATGACAATCAAATGCATTTCCCTCAGGACATATCATGAACTTATGATTTTGTATCTCTCTAACATACTGATCATACACACATCTCTCACCCACTGTAGCAAAAGATCTCTTAGAAAATATTTCTCTTATGTTACCACGTACACTAAGATTAGTGTGTTCTGCATGGTTGATGTATAATAACTTCTTAGGATTAGGATCCATCTCCATTGCCTTCAGTAATATATCTTGTCTCACATCATCGTGATGTAGTTTTCTACCCACACCATAAGGAAATGGATGCAACTTCTGCTTGTAACCTAATGCATTAGCTGCAAATACCCCCAATACGTTATCAGGTATAGTAAGATCACTGAAAATAGGAGTGTCTTCATTGTTGCAGAAGATAATAAACTTTCTATAAGATATAGTAGCACATAGTTCTAGTAAGTCATTATTTCTTTGAAGATGATTGATCCATCTTTGATCTTCTTCATTGTCACACTCAAGTCTAGTTTGTGTTCTTCTGTATAACCTCACGTTATCTATGAACAGAGTTAGTACATCTTTCTTTGACTCATCAACAAATTTTTTGAACTTATGATTCTCTTTGTTTGCATCCTCCATAAAGTTACCATAGACCTGACCTACTACCCCAGCTTGATCGCCAAAGGTATAGTCACACATGTCAGAGATAGCAGGTCCTGATATTAATTTCATACTTCTTTTATAAACTTCTTCATCTTACGATTCTTCTGTGACCTAATATATTTTGGGAACGAATCATCTATAGGTACGGTAGTAGGTTGGTACAGATAGTTTCTACCATAAGGATCTTGATTATGCTTTATCCTCTCCTCCATAGAGTCTCTAAACTCTGGTTTATTATTCTCTTGGTGTTCATATGCATCCATCTTCTCCCTGACAGTATCAGCATCCCCAAAGAAACTCCAGTGCCATGATGCATCAGCAATCTTGTATGCATGTTGATGTGACTGACGTAGTTTATCTACACTCATACTCTTCAAAGTTTTCATATCACATACCCTAGTACCCATCCATTGATCTTCACACTTTACATTGAGGTAGTAATAGTATAAAGGACCTGTCAATACATAATGATTTGCTGGATCAAACCAACTGTCTATACATTGTATTGCTTCTGGGTTGGCAATCTCATCAGCATCACTTGTTAGTATAATATCATTGTCCTCTGCCATTTCTAGAAACCCATAGATTGCTGAGTCCTTATGGAAACATGCTCTCTGATAATGTAATGGTAGATCTTTGATACCTTCTTCCATCATACTACGATGATATGGTATGTTCTCATAGTATGCTGAGTAGTCTTTATTATTATCTTCTGTCAGGTGATATATTATCTTATCATCCCACTTCTTGAATCTCTTTCTATTCTCTGCAAAGTATAGTGGTTTTGGTTTGCCTGTGAAGGTTATGTTTGCTTCATTGATAACAAAATAATCTACTGAGTTGCCTAAGATATTCATTCTTAGTTCTAATAGATCTAGTTCATTATAAAAGGTGAAGACGTCAAAAATTTTCATGGGTAATAATTTATGTTGAGGGTAAACCTAGTGGTCTTAGATGGTGAAGAACTTGAGTGGTACTGTGACCCATCAAAGACTACAATCTTTCCTCGTTCAGGTGTTTCTCTATGTATAATGTTTTGAGCATCGTCAAAAAAGAAGGTGTCTCCGTCTGCTTTATTAGGATAATATAATGCTACTATACATTGTTTATGTAACTGATCTACATGAGAGTTATGTGGTACACCAAAGACATCAGGTCTAGGATATTGTAATGTCATGTGTGCTCTCAACATAGTATGATTAGGCATACCTATTGCTTCACCGATTGGAATCCATGGGAACTTACGAAAGTGTTCTGACTTCTCTCCTTGTTCGTTTAGTAATGTGTGACTGAAGTACGGATGCATGTCACCCTTTAGTTCATTCTCAAAATGACCATAAGCACAATCATCAAAGTAATAGTATGGCAACTTCTTACACAGAATCTCAATCAGTTTCTGATCTGTAAGTTTAAGTTTGTGCCTTGTAATCAAAAAGGAATTGTCGTTGCTCATCAG